CAGGTGGAGAATGGCCATGATCGTGATGGATTAGGTTCAGAAGAGAATTATTTTTGGAAAACTGCCAAAGAAAGGTCTGTTAATACTGAAACTGAAGTTGGAAATACGGCAACTGGGACTGTAGATATCAATATTGAACCAGAACTTGGATAATTTTGTTAAAAAAAGGGTATAAATAAATATAAAACTTGGTTCATGGCAATCAAAAGGGTATCAAGAGCGTTTAAAGACATAAGTTTGTCGTTTTTACCCCATCCAGTCACAAAAGATCTACCCATTCTCAAAAATGAAAGGGCAATTAGTCGGTCTGTACGCAATATTGTAGAGACAATACCGACTGAAAAATTTTTTAATCCTGATTTTGGGTCTGATGTATACAAAAGTTTGTTTGATTTTGTTGATTTTGGTACGGCAAACATTATACAGAGTCAAATTGAGTCTTCGATTGCAAATTTTGAGTTAAGAGTTGATAATGTAAGGGTTGAAGTTGACCCACAACCTGATTTAAATCAGTTTGAAGTCACCGTAATTTATGATATTGTTGGTCAAGAGTTCCCAACTCAGGAATATTCATTTATATTAGAGGCAACAAGGTAAATGCCTTTCTCAAATTTCACAAATCTTGATTTCGATCAGATAAAAACATCAATTAAGGACTATTTAAGAGCAAATTCCAACTTTACGGACTTTGATTTTGATGGTTCGAACTTTTCTGTCTTAATTGACACTCTTGCATACAACACATATATCACTGCATTCAACTCAAACATGATTGTGAATGAATCTTTTCTTGATTCTGCCACTTTGAGAGAAAATGTAGTGTCATTAGCAGGTAATGTTGGATATACACCACGGTCTCGAACGGCAGCAAACGCACAAATATCATTTGATGCTAAAATTACAAGCAATGTAAGCACAGTTGACCTACAACCAGGTATAGTTTGCACTGGGGACATTGATAATGAGACATATACCTTTGCAATTACAGAAAAAATAAGTGCAAATGTCGTTGATGGAATCGCAAAGTTTGAAAATATTAACGTTTATCAAGGAACTTATCTCGAAAAACAATTTACATATGATGGATCTCTTGATCAACGGTTTATTTTAGATAATTCTTTCATTGATACATCTAAAATTGCAGTTTATGTTAAAAATAGCACTGATAGTGGTGATGGTATACAATATTCCTTAGTAAATGATATTATTACTATCGATTCAAACTCAAAAATTTTCTTAATAAAGGAAATTCAAGATGAAAAGTATGAATTAAAGTTTGGAGATGGATTTTTTGGTAAAAAATTGGGAGAAGAACCAGGTTCAGATGGAAATATTATTACAGTTAAGTATATTACAACAGATGGAGAGGATGGTAACGGTGCTCAGAGATTTACTTTCTCTGGAAGAATAACAGATACGAATAAAAATGCAGTTAATTTGGAATCAACACCAATTATTCCTTCTGAATCAGTTGTAAAGTCTCAAAATGGTGGAAATATCGAATCTATAGATTCTATTAAGTATTTTTCACCTCTTTTATACTCATCACAGAACAGAGCTGTTACTGCAAGAGATTATGAAGCAATAATCAAGAAAATTTATCCAAATACTGAGTCGGTTTCGGTGATTGGTGGTGAAGAACTTGATCCTCCAGAGTTTGGAACAGTTGCGATCAGTATAAAACCCAAAAATGGTGATTTAGTATCTGATTTTTCAAAAAATCAAATTTTATCTAAATTAAAACAGTACTCGATATCAGGTATTAATCAAAAAATCATAGATTTAAAGTTATTATATGTTGAACTTGACTCAAATGTTTATTATAATGATTCTCGTGTCTCAACCGCAAATTCACTAAAAAATGATGTTGTAAATTCATTAACAACCTATTCAAAATCAATAAATTTGAATAAATTTGGTGGAAGATTGAAATATAGTAAATTACTTAAAGTTATAGATGACACTAATAATGCAATTACGTCAAATATTACTAAAATTAGAATGCGTAGAAATTTACAAATATCTGCGAATCAATTTGCACAGTATGAACTTTGTTTTGGAAATAAATTTTATGTTAATCCAAATGGATATAATATAAAAACAACTGGATTCACTATTTCTGGGTATTCGGGAACATTATACTTAACTGACATTCCAAATTCAGATTTAAAAACAGGAATTTTAAGAATAATTAAATTATTGGATGATAATACAATTCGAGTTATTAATTCATCGGCAGGATCTATCGATTATGAAAAGGGAGAGGTAAATTTATCAACTGTTAATTTTCTATCAACAACTAAACCAAATAATATAATTGAAGTGCAAGCATTTCCAAGATCAAATGACATTGTTGGTTTGAAAGATTTATATATTTCATTGGATGTGTCGAATAGTACAATAAATATGGTTAGAGATGTTATTTCATCGGGAGATGAAGTTTCTGGTGTACAATTTACTAGAGATTTTTATTCATCAAGTTATCCAAACGGAAAAATAATTAGAACATGATAGAAACAGGTATTGTAAGTAAAGTTAAGATACAAGATGTGTTATCAAATCAACTTCCGAATTTTATTCGGGATGAAAGTCCATCGACTATTGATTTTTTAAAACAATACTATGTTTCGCAGGAATATCAAGGTGGACCAAGTGATATTTCTGATAATTTAGATCAATACTTAAATATTAATAATTTAACTCCCGAAGTCATAGTTGATAGTTCTACTACAGTTGGTATCACTACTATTGGTGATAAAATAATTAATGTTACTAGTACGAAAGGATTTCCAAACCAATATGGTTTGTTAAAGATTGATGATGAGATAATTACATACACAGGGATTACCAAAAACTCCTTTATTGGATGTAAACGTGGATTTAGTGGTATTACAAGTTATCATGCAGATACAAATAAAGAAGATTTAGTATTCAGTTCTTCATCTGCAGCAGAGCATCAAAACTTATCCACAGTTAAAAATTTAAGTTCATTATTTTTAAAAGAATTCTATAAAAAGTTTAAATCAACTTTTTTACCTGGTTTAGAAGAAATTGATTTTCAATCAAACTTAGATGTTGGTACATTTATAGGTGAAGCAAGATCATTATATCAAACAAAAGGAACTGAAGAGTCATTTAGAATACTTTTTAATGTTTTATATGGTATTACTCCAAAATTAATAAATTTGGAAGAGAGATTGATAAAACCATCATCTGCAAACTATGTTAGGAGAAGAGTTTGTGTTGCAGAGTTAATAGAAGGAAATCCAATAAAACTTAAAGGTCAAAGTTTACTTAAAGGATTAGCTGGACAAACTCTTTTCAGAAGTGATCTTGATTTAGATATCAACGCTGCTATCTCTGATATAGAACCTTTTGAGAGAAGTGGATCTGGATTGAGTGGAATTACTACTTACTATAAAATTGGTTTATTTGTTGGATATGATGAAACCTCAGATATTGCGGGGGATTTTGTTATTGTACCAAATACAAAATCTTTAGAAACAGTATCAGCAGGTTCAAATATAATTTCAGTTGATTCTACCATTGGTTTTGGTGTAACAGGAACTTTAATATCAGGTTCTAATGTAATTAATTATACAGATAAAACTGTTAATCAATTTCTAGGTTGTACCGCAACCAACACAGGTTCATTTAATGATTCAATTGAACCAACTGCAAATATAAGATCAAACATTACATATTTTGGTTTTGAAGATGGTGATTTAGATAAAAAAGTTGTTTTAAGATTAACTGGTGTATTATCAGAATTTGAGCAAGATGGTAATTTAGATGTTGAAGAGGGAGAAATTATATCAGTAAGATCTATTGGTGACAAAGTTGAGAATCCTCCTGTTGATAATTCATTTAAACAAATATTCTGTAACTCTTGGATCTATAATACAAGTTCCTCTTATTTTATTGACCTCGGAGATAATCCCTCTAGTGATCCATTTAATTTATCAAGTAAAACTGACCGATCTAGTTTAAAAGTAGGTGATTTTGTAGAGATAGTTGAAAGAGATAGTAATAAAATTATTGATACTGGCGATGCGTTTGTATCAGTTGTTAATGATAATAATGTTACACTTGGTAGTGGGGATTTTAGTAAACTAGGTATAGGAACAGATTATAAACTAAGAAAAAAATTAAATAAGGCAAACAGTTCTGGTGCACCAATTGAATTTGGTAATGATGTAATTATTTCAGATGTTCAAAATGTTTATCTAGAATCAGAACATGCATATGTGACATCAAACTCCTTACCATCTTTTATTAACAAAGGTATCAATAATTCTTCAAAATTTTCAAAACAAATTAATATTGATGTAGATCAAATATCTCTCGATTTAACTGATCCTAATTCTAATACTAATTCACTTTCAGGAGATACTGATGATAAAACTGATTTTTCAACTATAACTTTTAACACTGATGTTCCATTCAATACTGGTGATAAAGTATTTTATACGTATTCGAATGGTAATTCTCTCGTTGGTTTAGATACAGGAATTTATTTTATTAGTAAAGTCGGAGATAAAAGTATTAAATTGTATGGGTCTCCATCTGGTGTTGCGGATGGAAAAAATATAACCTTTTCAAGAGGTGAAAATAGTGGTATTCTGAATTTTATTTTATTTTCTCAAAGATCTGGACAGATAGGAGCACAAAAATTAGTTAAAAAGTTTCCTTTAACTCAAAATTTAAATAATGGTAATGATGATCCAACTCCAATAGGAGAAGTTGGAATGTTAAAAAATGGTGTTGAAATATTAAACTATAAGTCTGAAGATAAAATGTTTTTCGGTCCTTTGACTGAAGTAAGTGTTTTAAATGAAGGAGAAAATTTTGATGTAATTAATCCTCCAGTCATATCTATTTCTTCTGGAATTGGAGAAAATGCCTTAGTTCAACCAGTCATTAGTGGAAAAATTGAAGATGTATTTATTGGTAATCAAACTTTTGATATTGATAAAATTATTTCGATTGGTGTAACTGGGGGAAATGGATCTGGATGTATACTTGAACCAGTTATTGGAACTAGATATAGAGAAGAATTTTTCAATGCAAAATCAACCACATCTGGTGGAGGAATATCAACTGTTGCAGTTGGAAATCCAACATCTAGAATTTTATTCAATAAAAATCATAATTTTAGAACATCTGAACCAATAATATATGATTCTAATTTAAATCCAGAGATAATAATTGGATTTGGAACAAATACTCTAGTTAGTCAATCAGTATATTATCCTAAAGTATTAAGTAGTAATACAATAGAATTATATGAATCCCTTTCAGATTTGTCATCAGGAATAGGAACAGTAAGATTAAGTGGAAATTCTTCGGGAAATCATATATTTAAAGTTGGTCTTCGAAATACACTCTTAGATGTAAATGTAATTGATGGGGGTAAAAATTATACTAATCGTAATTTATATGTAAAACCATCAGGAATATCCACATCAAATAATAAAATAAATTTCGTAAATCATGGATTCTCTCATGGTGATTTAATCAACTATTCAACCAAAATTGGACTTGGATCTGATATACCACAAACAATAAGTGGGTTAAGTACATCATTAAGTTATTATGTATTAAAAGATGATAATAATTCATTTAGATTAGCAAACGCTGGTATTGGTGGGACGATTATATCTAATTTTCAAAGAAATAAAAATGTATCTCTAGGATCCACTGGAACAGGATTCCAATCTTTTGCTTATCCAGAAATAAAAGTTATAGTGAACTTTAATTCTGTTGGTGTTGGAACATCACCAACAGTTCAAACAATCGATGCAATACCAAAAGTTAGAGGATCTATAAAACAAGCTTATCTTTATGAACCAGGAAAAGGTTATGGATCAACAATTATTAATAATCACAAAAAACCAATTATAACTATAAAAAATGGTAAACAAGGATCGATAAAACCTGTTATTATAAATGGAAAAATTGATTCTGTAATAATTAACTTTGTTGGTCAGGAATATTTCTCCTCACCAGATCTTGAAGTTATAGATCCTACTGGTTTAGGAGCAGGTGCTAAATTAAGACCAATTATAGAAAATGGTAAGATTGTTGATGTAGAAATAGTAAATGAGGGAATTGGATATTCTAAAGACACATCAATAAATGTTAAATCAGCAGGGCAAAATGTATTTTTTGATTCGAATGTGAGAGCATTAACATTAAATAAACATAGATCAAAATTGGATATTAACGATAATGTACGAAACGAATATCAATTCTTAGAAGAATCTGATAATAAATTAAAATATTCTTTCATAGGATATCCTATTTCATTATTGGGTGATTCCGATTTAATAGGTTGGGCTTATGATGGAAATCCAATATATGGACCTCTTGGTAATAATGACCCTCAACAACTATCTCCTTTAGAAACAAGACTAAAATCTGGATATGTTAAAGATTTTAACAATATTGAAGATAGACCAGATGTAACTATATTTAAAGAAGGTTTCTTTGTTGAAGACTTTAAATATGATGGTAGTGGTGATTTAGATGAACATAATGGTAGATTTGAGGTAACTAAAGAATTTCCAAATGGAGTTTATGCTTATCATGCGACAATAGATGATCAGAATAAACCACAATTTCCATATTTTATAGGAAATACTTTTAGATCAAAACCAATTTCCTTTAACTTTAATGATAATTTACAAACTAATTTTGATTTTATATCAAATAATTTAATTCGAAATACATTTCCATATAAAGTCGCAGACGATTTTGCAGAAAATGACTTTATAGTTGAAACGAATGAGATTCAAAATCAAAAAATTGAAATTAACTCAGTATCTTCTGGTTCAGTTACAGGATTAGATATTATATCTGGAGGATCAAACTATAAAGTTAATGAGTTTTTAAAATTTGATAGTGAAAATACTGGAGGAGATGGGTTTATATCCGCTGTATCTAAAGTTTTAGGAAAAACAATACAATCAATTGATACTACAATTGAAAAAAATAATAATTCAGTTATTACTTGGTCGGAAAATAAAATTAATGTTTTTACCAATCTAAATCATAATTTTAAAAATAATGATACAGTTAAAATATCAGGAATATCATCTGATATTTCATTATTAAATAATTCATTTAAAGTTGGAGTAACAACATTTACAACGACTACAATATCAACAATAACAGCATCACCATCTGCTGGATTTACCACTGAAATATTTGTATCAGACATACCATCTACAGTTTCAGTTGGTAGTAGCATTACCATCGGAACTGAAACTTTAAAAATATTAAACATCTATAAAAATTTAAATATATTAACAATTCAAAGAGGTTCATTTGGAACTGTGCATCCAAAAGGATCAAATGTAGATTATTTAACAAATAAATTTACAATTAATAAGTCAATTTCAGAATTTAATTCAAAAGTTAATCAAAAAGTATTTTTTAATCCAGCACAATCAATTGGAGTAGGTGTTAATGATGGGGAAGTAGATGAAGTTTCATTCTCTTTTGCGGGAAAAGATATTAAAAGAAATATTCCAGTAAAACAAATTTTCATTGAGAATCATCCTTTCAAAACCAATCAAAAAATAAAATTTACGAAACCTGATTTGAGTCCTCAAATTTCAATATCAGATGAGACTGCATCATCACTATTCAATTTACCCTCGGCACCTGAATACTTATATGTTGTAAAGAAAACTCCAAATACGATTGGAATTAAAACTGGAATTGGAAATAATTTTAATGAAGTTTATTTTAGAAATATTAATAGTGCCGATAGTGATTTATATCAATTTGAAACAGATTTTGATCAGATTACAGGTAATATTGAGAGTATAAAAACCATAGTAACAACAACAGAATCTCATGAGTTGCAAAATGAAGATGAGATATCATTATCATTAAAGTCTAATTTATCCACTGGAATTGGTCAGTCCACGTCGGTAAATGTTTCTAGAGATTCTGTAACGGGAAATATATTAATTAATCGTGTGGGATTTAATTCTGAGTCAATTAATATATCTACTAATACAATTACAATTCAAAATCATGGATTAAAAACGGGTGATAAAGTAAAATATGAATCAGATCTTTTACCCGAAGGATTAGAAAATAAAAATTATTTTGTTTATAAAATTGATGATAATAATATTAAATTATGTGAAACTAATATTGACGTATTTGAAAATATTCCAAATATTATTGGTATTGGATCAACAGGTGGAGTATCACAGTTTATATCATTAATTAATCCTGAAATAAGATTAGTTAAGAATAATAACTTGGTTTTTGACCTTTCAAATTCTTCCTTGACTGGATATGAATTTAAAATTTATTATGATCAGGAATTTAAAAATAATTTTGTATCATCAGGAGAAAGTGCAGTATTTAATATTTCCACATCAGGATCAAATGGATCGGTAGGAGCAGCTTTAACAATTGGTTATGGAAACACCTCACCAGACATATTATATTACAATTTGGAAAAAACAGGGACAATTAGCACAACTGATACAGAAGTTAAAAATTATTCAAAAATATGTTTTATTGATAGTGTTTACAATAAATCCTATAATATCTCTAATGTAAATAATAACAATTTTCAAATATTTTTAAATGCTGTTCCAGAAAAATTATCTTATAATTCTAGTGAGTGTGATGTATTAAAATATAGTACTAATTCAAAAACGGCAAAAGGATCAATTGAAAATATTAAAATAGTTTCTGGAGGATCAAATTATAAGAAACTTCCTGATTTTGTGGGAATCGAGGAAAACTCTTTAGGAAAAGATGCGGTTGTTGTACCAACTTCAAATTTAATTGGAAATGTCAATAGTGTTAGAATTATAAATGAAGGATTCGAATACTCTTCTGATCAAACTTTAAAACCAGAAAGTCTTATCTCTCCAAGTATTAATATTATTAATACTGAAACTCTTGGTATTGTTAGTGTTACTAATGGTGGATCAAATTACATTCAAGCACCTGATATTATTATAGTTAATACTGATACTGGTAAAGAAATAAAAAGTGGATTTTTAGAACCTGTGATGTTGGAAAATAGTATCTTATCTGTAAATATTACTGAACTCCCAATTGGTTTACCTTCAAAAACAGTAACCTTGAGAACAATTAATAATACTAATGGAATTATAATAACAGATGTAAAATCAAACGGTTCAGGAATTTTTACGTGTAGAATAGCTACACCTACTCCTGAATTTCCTATAGATCCATTTTCTGTTGGAGACAAGGTGTTTATTGAAGGTATTGAAAAATATGAAACTTCTGGATCTGGATTTAATTCAAAAGATTATGGATATAAACTCTTAAATGTTGTATCATTTGATCCTAACGTAAATAATCAAGCAGAGGTTGGAATAAGTGTAACTGAATTTGGTTCTACGAATACAGGAATTGCTGTAACGGAGGTAAAAACCTTTTCAACTATTATTAATGAATCAGATTATCCATCTTTTTTAGTTTCTCAAAACCAATCAATATTCAATCTTGGAGAAAAGTTAATAGTAAACAATATTCCAAGTAATTTTACTATTAGTCGTGTAGATGTTGGAAAGTTAAAAGTTTTTGGAAAAGATGAATTAAAAGTAGGTGATAAATTACTTGGACAAAACTCTGGAAGTCAATGTGAAATATCTAAAATAACTAAAAATGAAGGAAAATTTAAAACTAATTTTTCTATACTTAAAAATTTAAATTGGAATGATAATATTGGAAAATTAGATGAAGATTTTCAAGTTGTTGCTAATAATGATTACTATCAAAATATGTCATACTCCATTCAAAGTCCTATTGAGTGGCAAACTTTAAGAACACAAGTTAATAATATTCTTCATACAAGTGGTATGAAGAATTTTGCTGATACTGAAGTATTATCGTCTGCTCCTGTGGGAATTGGATCAACATCTGAGGTAAATTTAATTGTAGATTTGATTAGTGAAAAAAGAGTGGATGAAGTTAAAGATATTGATCTTGTAAGAGATGTTGATGTAGTTGGTAATAATTCTAGATTTATACAATTTAAAAATATAAGATTATCTGATTTTATTAGTTGTGATACAAATGATGTTTTAGTAATAGATAATATAAGTGATAGATTTTCAAATTTTCAAGGAACTTTTAACAAATACCTTGATATAACTAATTTTAATAATATAACTGAATTATTTGATGATCTTATAGTAATTACAAAAAGCACAGAAACTTCTGGAATTTTTGATAAAATTCAATTATCAAATTTACTTTTATTGGGTAATGGATCTAAAAATATTTTAGTAGAAAAATCAGATTTAATTAATTCAGGAGATGGATTTGTCAATTCTGAAAGTAATAATTTTGTTAATTTTAATTTAACTAATAATAATTTAAGATTTTCACCCAATACAGATTTGGATTTGACAAATGATAGAGATTATGATTTAAAAATATTTTCATCTAAATTTAATACAGATTTAGTTGGAGTTGGAACATCTTCAATTGGACCGATAGATTTAAGTTCTCGTATTCAGACATGTGCAACTGGGATTACAACTAATATAATTTCTGTTCCTACAAACAATTTTGAGTCTTTATATGCAACAATACACGTAATTGATACGATTACAAATGAAATGAATTTGGTTGAAAGTTTTATATCTCATTCTAGCACAGATACTTTCCTCTCAGAAGCATATTTCAATACTGAGGGTGGTGCTTTATCTTTAAATCAGTTAGGAATCATTACATCAAGCACATCTAATAATAATTTAGTATTAGGATTTGAAAATAATGGTTCGAATACTTTAAAACTTAAAACTAGAATTATAGGTATAGGGACAATTGGTGTTTCTGATGCAACTTATAGATTTACATCAACTGGACAAATAGCTGGTAGTGAAAGGTCATCACTTTATTCTGGAGTATCTACGAGTAACATAGGAATATCAACATTAGTCAACTTAGATTCAAGTTTATTCAACGCAGTTAAATCAATCGTTGAAGTTAGTATTGGATCTTCAAAAGCTATTCATGAGGTACTATCTATTCATGATGGTGTGAACGCATATGCACAACAATCTGGATCTTTATCAGTTACGAAAGATAGTACAACAGAGTATGATCCATCTTCAGGATTAGGAACTTTTGGAGCAACACTTTCAGGATCTAATTATAAACTTATATTTCATCCAGATAATTTATCTGGAATTTCAACTGTTGTATCATTAAATCATTGTTTTTATATTAAAACTGATACGGAAAACACTCCCGAAGATTTAAATTATGGTGTCATCACTGAAAATAGCTCAACTCAATCATACAATTCAATATCTGGAAATCGAATCAATAGAACACAATTTACTCTTAAAAATAATTCAACACCAATTTTCGGAAAAGTGTTTAATCCATTAGATACAACAGGTAAATTTATATCATCAACTGGTCAATTTAACATAGATAATCATTTCTTCAGAGAAAAT